CGATGATGTAGAACAACAAAATAACAACACAGATGTTAATTGTAGCAGGATGGAGCATCATTGTCCAACTGCTCCTTCAGGAATCTCAACCTTTTGAGGGTCATTATCATTAAACTGATTCATGTTCATGCAAACCCATTTGTTATTCACAGACCAGATATAAGCATACTCTTCATTATTCTCCTTTTTCAGGAACTCAAAGATGTCATCATCATATCGTGGTGCATTACTCTCCAGAGATTCACCACGGGAAGTATAGTAGAGAGCACCCATTTCAGGCATAGTTTCATTGTTCCAGTCTGCATTAGTCCAGGTGCAGGACATATTACCACCATCAATCAGTTCTTTTACCTTCTCAACGGTGTTATAGTTGTCACGCAGAACACGACCATTGAACTCAGGATAACCATCATAGTGGCAGTAGACAGAGAGAACGGAGTTGTCTTGGAGTTGGATACCGATTCTGGAACGGGTGCCCATGGTGCCTTTGCTTGATTACCTAGTAATTATAGAGCATAAAAAAAGACCCCGGAGGGTCCGTGTGCCACTTATTTAAGTGTCACAGTCAATCGTCATAAACCAGACATTCGGGTTCTGATGGGTTCTGATCACAATACAGTTCAAGTGCAGTGGGATCGTGATGATCACCCTGCTCAATTTCTTTCTTATGATGTTCTACATATTCTTCCAAATCGTGCAGTTCACCTTCAATGTGACGACGTTGTTGAGGAGATGTGGTAGGATTCTCAAGAATCTTTTTATCGACCTCAATGTGTTGTTCGATGCTATTCATAAGCATTTTTTGTAAAGCGATGTGACTATTTATTGCTGTTATTCCTCTAAAGCACTACCTTTGCGCCATGGAATAGGTGTTTCACTAGTATTTTTCAGTTTAGAAACAAGCATATCCGCTAATGCTTCCATTCTTTCAGGATGAATTGCTACAATACCTGACTCTTCCAGGGCAATTTCCATGCTTTTTACTTCATTTTCAGTCAGTTTTTTGCCGTTTTTTGGAAGGGTCATAAGTCCTGTGCAATGTTTTCAAATTCTAACATTAGAATCCAATACTATCTAGAAACTTAAGGTTTTCTTTGGGATTATTCGTCAAACATGTTACCAAACATGCCAGAATCACCTGGTTTACGATTCTCAAGCTTATCAAGAATCTCATCAGTATGAATCACGGACTCAATTTTACTAATCATTTCTGCAATTTCAGTGCAAACCAATGGTCTCTCCTGTCTAGCAGCAAATGCAAGTGCATTTCTGAGAGATTGTTCTGCTTCTTTAAGCGATTCTTCTACTGATTGTGATAGTGTCATTGTTTCTTAAATGAATTTGGTCTGTTCAAGTCATTACGATTATAATCAAAATAATATTCTGATTTTGTTTTTAAGTATTCTTCTTCATTCTCCCAAAAATCTTCCCAATCTTCTGGAGAATCTGTTACATCTTCGATGTTATCCATCTAGACCTGCCCTAATTGCTTCATTCACCATAACTTGAATTTCACTGGATGTCATCTTATTTAACCATTTCCAGTTAGGATCATCTTTGTCCCATTCAAGACTGAATGTTCCATCCTCGTTTTGGTGAATTTTTAAACTATCAGCACTCATCTTTCTTAAATTGTTTACGACATTTTTTTAGTTCTTTAAGTTCATTCTTGATCATTTGATAGGAGTCCTCCGGAGAGATTTTTCTTCCCATTTCCATAGCAATTACAAACTCAACCCTAGTTCCAAAATGTTTGAGTGCTTCTTCGAAGCAATTAAGTTCTTCATACATCAGAGATCTACCCTAGAACCACCACTACTTACAACACGAACACTACCCTCAGGCCAACCTTCTTGCTCACATTTTAGATGCCATCGTGTCATTATAACAACGTTATCTTTGACGGCACCTGTCAACATCTGACGACCTTTAGTAGTCATTGAAGAGAATAGTCCGAATCGTGTCTCCCAAACATAGAAACATTCATCAAATAGTTCTGCGCCCTCTGGCACAATTACTTCATCAGTCGATGTCTGAATCATCACCATCCTCTTTCTTTTTGTTAAATCCAAATGGACCATCTTTATCGTCTAATGCAAGTTTTAGTGCAACACCACCAACTGCTTCCATTACTTTGATAATATCTTCAGGTTTTGCACCCTCACCCAGTTCTTTGGCAACATACCAATACTTAGGCCAGAATGTTTCTCCTGCTTTTTGATAGTCTTCAAGTGTTAGTAGTTTCATTCTCCAAGTGCAATTTTTTCAAGTTTGATAAGGTTAAGTCGTGACTGTTCTTTTTTGATTTTAGTATAGATGGATTTATGACGACGGATTTCTCCACCCATCGAACAGTTTTTCTCCATTTCATTTACATAGAACTCCAATTGAAGAAGTTCCATATCATCAAAGGTCAATCTTTCATCATGAATGTTTTTCATTTTCCTACTCCATAATCAGGTGCTTGAGACTCAAGTTCTCGGATAGTTTTGTGCAGTCTTTCCACTGCTTTACGGACCTCTTCAGTTTCTTCCCATTCAAAAGTATCACCTTTTGAGTTCTTTTTTGATTTTTTAGTCATTGTAGATTCTTAAAAACGGCAGAGATGTTCATGTGTCCGTGTATGTATCCTGCATAGATTATACCAAAGACTGATGAGAAAAGCAAGACCAAACTCAGAACATTAGGCAAGGGTGTCGGTAAAATATGATCCTTTACGGAGATTGTATCGTTTGATATGTTTGTTTCTGTGCTCTTCGCACTCAAAGTGGCAGATTCTGTTGTCTGTTCCATCTTTATATTCTAAACGATAAGGGAATGATGAAAATGGATGAAGTTCTTCAGGTGGTAGAATCTTCCTCTTGGTCGTATTCTTTACCTTCGCTTTGCGAGTTGTAGTAGTCTTCTTCTTTACGGGCATTTGTTTTAATCAATTTTTCATACTGTTGTGCTCCTAGATTATCCAAGAAGTCATTAACCATTTGCAAATCCTCCGGTTTCCTTTCTATCTAGTACCTCAATATGTGACAGGATTGGAGCACTATTCCACCATAGTTCTTGTGCTTCCTGCCACGAATCTAGTATAACAGTTTTACCCTGTTTGCCTACAACTTTGTACTGATGTCTATCATAAGATTCACTAGAAGTCTCTGTAAAATAGAGAGGATCATCACGTTCAATAGTTTTCATTTCAGGTGTTTCTGAGCATGTTTGTGGTTGTTTCTTGATGCTTCAAGTAGAGTTTGATGAATGCACGGCACATAACTTTGAGAGTATCCATGTCATCACAGTTTTCTATTTCCCGTGATAACTTCTCATACTCAAACATCTTTGCGGTGCTTTCTAATTGTATGTCGGATGGATCCATGCCTCTAATGTATTTGGAATAATTATTTAACCCAGTTTCAACTGTCTCAAAACAGACTGAGTTATACCATCCTATCTTACCATAGAGTTTCACCTTTGTATGTTGAGAATGAACATCTACTTTCTCAATCATATACTTTTCACCAATGAACAGTAAATTTCTAGGGTCATCGTTGTTACCCCACAATATCTGCTCCTTAGTGCATCCGATATATTTTACGGTGTCATTCTTTTTCATAGATCTTCTGCATTGCAAGTAGAGTTTCATACGGAATCCATGTAGGATTTTCATCAGCAAACCTTACCTGAACTTCAGTAATTATTTGCTCATATTGTTTACTATAAGTTTTTCGTGTGTTTTTAACATAACTCATTGGACTAATCATTCATTACTCCTCCACACTTTCTGTGATGGTACTATAGCATTATGGGTTTCGGGGGTCAAGTCCCAAACTATTAAGATATTCTATCCACCAATCAGCATCTTTTATGTATCTCCAATTAGGAACTTTTTCACCACGTTCTATCACATAATATTGATAAAGTGCATCATCGATAATCTGTGCGACTTGTAAATTCTTCTTCCTCCTCATCAACGTCTGCATATGGGTTTTCCACATATGGTCCGTGTGGTTTTTTGGATTCTGCTCTGACATAATTCTTTTCGTCGTTAACAGCCGCAATCCATAATGAAAGTTTCATCACAATCCAAATTACTGCAATAGGAGAAAAACAAGCAATAAGGATTACTGGGTTCATAGTAGATTATTCTCTTGGAAATAGTGTAGTGTATCCTTTAATCCACCAATGTGCTTGTAACCAATAGCAACCTGTGGATATTCTGCCTCACCACCAAATTCAGATCGAAATGATCTCTCTGTAAAATGATTACCAAGTCTGTATTCTTGTATCTGAATGTTTAGAGTTTCCAGAAGTGTTCTGGCACGTTCACACTCTTGATTACCGTTACTGTATAAAACTATAGGTCCCATAATTGTTTCTTCTTTAACTACCATTTGTTTTGTTTTATCGCACCAAACATAAGAAGTTTCAGATCCATCTTTGTGGATAATATCATATCTAGTCACGTTGTCTCCAATCAGAAGGTCTGTCATCTCTATTAAACCAATCAACTATATCATCAACACCATTAAATCCTACATTATTGGATGGATCAGGATCTCCCAGACCCATCCTATTCATAAAATCATCTATTGTGCCTTCCTGAATATCCTGAGCAGATTGTCTTCTTGCCTTCTTCAACATTTCATTTGCTGTTGTATTTGCCTTAGCAAGTTTCTGTGCCCATATCATATCATCTAATTTTACATCTTCACCATTAGCAATACATTTACAAATAAATTCAAGTCTTAATCGATATTGTGTTGATAACATAAAGTTATGCTTCGTTATCATTATTTATTTTTAAAATATTATTTGCAAAATTCTTTTACTCTGCATTCATCCAAGTATTTTACAATCTCCTTTCTCCATTCCATTAACTCATGATAACATTCCTGATTATGAGCACACTGACGCAGTTCGTGGTCAGGTTTCAGGACACTTTCATAAAATAAACCGAATGCATCACGACGTTTTTGTTGCTTGTCGCTCATAGGAATTGCTCCAGGGTTGAAGTGGTTTTCTTTTTAATCTTGGATTGTGTTTTAATGTAAGCAAGTGCCTGTTTATATGTGCTCACAGAGTGCACCTGATTACCATTATATATGATACAGAATCCTTTCTTCTTTCCTGCCCATGGGATAGCAGCCCACATACCATCTTTAGATACAAAACCATCAGGATCTCCCCCCTTAGGAGAGAGAAGACCCTGATTATAGGTGTGAGGTTTGAGAAACTTAGTCATCAAAGGATGCGTTCACGCTAACAACAGTTGCATTAGGGTTACGTGCCAGTGCAACTTCTCTTGCTTCCTGATAGTCACGAGCATGGACAGTCTCATAGAAGACACGACCAGCAACGTAGAGTTCGACTTTGCACTTCATGGGTTTTTCCCTTGATTACCTTTGTATTATAGCAGAGTGGAGCAGGGTTTCTGCTCCTAGTGGACAGTTCTACCTCCGGATCACTGAGATGGCAGGTTCACCCTGCTCAAATACGGTGTCAACGACTGCCTGAACGGACTTGGCAGTGCTGATACCCACCTTGTCAAAGACTGGCACACAGACCAGTCCGAAGGTCTTCTCAGACCCTCCCAGACGGATCACACGACCGATTGACTGACTGATTCCGATGTAGTCCATGTTCCGCATGAACAGCACCGCCTCAAGTCCACTGACGTTGATACCCTCAGAAAGAATAGAGTGATGAAGAACAACAAACTTTTTGTTAGGATCTCTGCCCCAAGTATTAAGGGTGTCAAAGAATACTTCACGGTTTACTTTCTGTCCGTCAATGATAGCACCAGTCTTGCTAGTGATATACATGCAGGAGTATCCACGTTCCAGCAGTTCATTGCGGAAGTCAGATTCAGCAAGCAACTTGACAATCTGCTTTGTAGAACGAGCACAAATGAGAATCTTATCAAGTGAATTCTCATCGATGGTGTCAATCAGATTCTGACAATCACGGTCAGCAATCAACTGTCTATCCTGTACCATGTCCAGTTGCTTTACAACAACCTTAGGTGGCAGGATATAACCCTCTTCTACAAGTTTGGGAGCAGGAACATTACAAATAACATTACCATAAACCTCGGCATCATTCATACCTGGTTTGAAAATAGTGACAGAATGCTTAGGAGTAGCAGTGAAGAAATAGCACCTGTCAGCATCAGCAGCAAAATGCTCTGTGGGAGGGAAGAAATTGCGTTGGACAGAGTTATGCGCTTCATCGAAATAAATCGTGTTGACTTCGACATCCGCTTCTAAAATACGGTGTAAGGAATGATATGTGGTGAAGATGATAACATTCTCACCAGCAGTCCTAGCAGTATTTACAAACAAACTGATTTTTTCTGCCTTTGTTGTGGAGAAGTGTGAAGTCTCACCACTGTGAACGTGCATGATATGAGTATGAGTTGTATCAATCAACTCAAGAAACTCACTGCAAAGTTGTTCGGCAAGCAGAATACGTGGTGCTACAACAACAAATGTCTGACCGTTGTTGATAAGTTCCATGTTAGTCATGGCATCTTCGATCATACAAATGGTCTTGCCACCACCAGTAGGGATGATGACCTGACCTTTGTTGTTGTCCCACATCGCATTGACTGCTTCCTTCTGATGGGGTCGCAAGGTGATGGTCAAGTGCTCTCCTGTCCTGTATGAACATATTATAGCAGAAAACCGTCCCCAGTGCGACCTGGTGGACGGTTCTTAATGTGTCTTATAGTATCATCTTCAACCCTAACAAAGGTAGTCTACAGGGTTTTCAGAGTCTTGTCAAGTTATCAAAGAAAACTTACTACCAGATATAGCAGTGCCGGGATTTCCTCCTTGACCTTGATTCCCTAATTGAGCACTACCACTACTACCGTCAACAGAAAAACTATTGTATAAAGTTCCAGCTGATGGTCCTACTTCCAGATCAGTATAATCAAAACCTTCATTACCACCTCCAGCATCATCCACAGACACATGAACTCTACCACTTTGATTATAAGAACTACTATTTCTTGTTAACAGAAGTATCCCTTTAAGCCCCCTGTTAGCCGTATCATATGAATATACTGGAGCATAAACTCCTGCACTGACAGTTCTAGTAGTGAAACCATGACCATTATGATTTTTTCCAAATAGACCACCTGGAAAAGAATTTCCAAATTTAGTTCTAATAGTAAAATCAGCATCTCTAAACAATCCAAAAGTTACAGTTTGACTAGTTCCTAACACATAAGTTCTGAACTTTGTTGTTGATTCTCCAGTTGCTCCATCATTTCCTGCCAATCCAGGATTTCCTGATGATCCAAATGATCCCCCATTACCACCAGTTCCTCCCTTTCCTCCAATTCCACTATCACCAGCAGAATAAGTTTGAGAGTTTCTATTTAAATCAAGATATTCTGTAGTATCTCCAGCATTTTGAGAACCATTGGATCCTTCGGAACCATTACTAGATGATTGATTAAATCCCTGACCATTACCACCACTTCCACCATTACCACCAGTATTTGTTCCGACACCACCATTCAAACCAACAACACTTCCACCAGTTCCACCATCACCACCATCGGATCCACATCCACCTCCACCACCACCTGCTTTACAATTTCCAGAATTATAGATTTTAATTTGTCTAGTTTGATTAGTTCCCGCATTAGATGTTTGCGTTACACTGAGAGCATTTCCTCCATCTTTGCCATTTCTTGATGATACTGTTCCACCTGCTCCACCAGCACCTTCAATAGAACCATTGATAAAGAAACTAAGATTAAAAGCAGCAGCATTAAATGTAGCAGCCTCTGATGATGTGTCAGTAGAACCACATGTTCCATTAACAATAAATTCTTTTATTATATTTTTACCTAGATTATTATTCCAATTAAGATTATCAATATCAACATTTGTATCTGTTCCACTTTGAATAACTTTATAATGGGTAATTGAATTTCTATAATCACTAAATTTCATGTTAGAAAATGTTGTGGAAATATTACTATTTTCGGTTGCATCGCTGACGCCACCGTTGGAAAGACTAAAACCCAATCCTGTCAATCTGTTAAGTTCTGATAAATCTATTCGTCCAGATTGTCTGAGTGGAAGGAATTTATTCCTAAGTTCAGATAATGATATTGAACCAGAAGCAAATGAGGTATCTTTTGAAACTGTAAATGCCATTTTAAATTAGAGCAAAACTTGTACTACCAACACCAACAACATTGAATACTAGATTTGAACCAACTACATCAATTCTGACTGGAACTGTGGATATGCCACTCAAGAATCCTTGTGTTGCTCTAACCGCACCATCAACATCTACATTGTAAATTGCATTTACTGTATTAATTCCGATACGTTCAAACTTAGCTGTTTTCCCTGTTGCATCTAAATCTGTAGTTGGACTATCAGTTCCTATTCCCAGTCTATTAACACCACTTCCAACTATATTTAAACTCGTAACGGTACTTACACCACTTGCGGGATTTATATTTGATGTAATTACATCTTGTAGAGTAAAGTTTCCATTAATATTACCTCCGACTGTAATATTACCATCAAAATGTGCGTTACCAGTGAATGTAGAAATACCCTGAACACTTAATTTTTGTGTTGGATTTGTGATTCCAATTCCCAGATTACCTCCATTAGTGAGGGTCATTAACTGAGATGTAGACGCTCCTTTGTGCCAGATAAAATCACCTGCGGCAGAACCAGCATTATTGGCACTTAGATGATAATTAAAATTACCAGTTCCATAGTTAATTAAATCAAATGATTGTGCTCCACTGAAAAGGAATCCAGATCCACCACCATATCTAATCTCTGCATTATTTGTATCATCTGTTCCAGTTTCTCTACCAACAGTTAGACCTGCTACTCCAGTTTCACTTGTAATCTGAAGTTCTGTATTATTGGTTGCTCTTAATTGAAATGCGTTTGCAGGATCATTAGTTCCAATACCAATAGAGGTTACTGAAAGTCCTGCTCCCGTAATAGTTCCTGCAGTAAGATTTCCAGTGGTTGTTACACCAAGATTGACATTTGGTGATCCAGTAAGACCAATAGCAGTCACACTTGTTACAGCAGCACCACTGATCGCAGGTAATGCACCAGTAAGTTTTGATGCAGAAACTGTATCAATCTTTGCATTTGTAACTGCACCATCATCGATTTGAGATGTGATTATCGTTCCAGTCAGACTTGATGTTGGTAAAGAACCAGAGAATGTGGTGGCAGTTATAATGCCAGCAGACATTGTAATTGCTGTTCCGACTTTAAGTTCGGTAAAAGTAGAAACACCACTTGTGGCATTTACATTACCATTTAAATCACCAGAAAAACTATTTGCCGTTACAATTCCTGTAGCATTTACATTTCCATTTACAGTTAATTCACTATCAGAGGCACCGGGACTTGTTGTAACTCCAATACCAATTTTTGATGTTGTGTGAAGACCTACTCCACCATTATCAGTAACGAAAGCAGTAAATCCAAATCCGACTATATTTGTAATAGTGTTACCACCTACCGATAAAGTTGTTGCCGTAAGAACTCCAACAGATGCATTTGTTGCGGTGAAATTTGTTATAGTTCCAATACCACAACCAAGAGTGGATGATGTTACAAGACCACTTACTTTTACACCTCCAGCAACATCCAATTTAACTGTGGGAGCGGAAGAACCAATTCCCACCAATCCGTTGGCATTTACAACGAAATTATTATTATCAACTTGTACACCATTCCTAAAATTAAATGACTTTCTAATATTTGCCATTATTATAAGCTTTAGAGTTATTTATCGGATAATTTTTGCTCAAGTTCATCGACCTTATCACTGAGTTCCTTAATTGCCTCTATAAGGAGAGGAATAAGTTTCTCATATTTAACGGTTAGGTATTCACCATCAGCACGTTTAGTGACTGCCTCTGGAAGAACTTTCTGTACCTCCTGAGCAGATACACCTGCGTGAGTTTTTTCTTTATCGAAACCTAATGATGCACCAATATCATTAAAGTTAAATGTAAATCCATTCAAAGATTTAACTTTATCACCAGCATTATCAATACTAATCTTATTAGTTTTTAATCTATCATCAGATGCGAAAGCAGTAATATCACCATCAACTGTTAAATTAGTTCCATCAAATACTAGACTGGATGAAGTAGTTCC